CACTCAACAACTTGAGCTGCCTCATACTTGGTACTCCAATTAATAATGAGCCTCTTCTTACTCAGTTAATTGGTAGAGTAATACGAAAAGAAGAAGATAAAAGAAACCCAGTAATTGTAGATATACATCTAAAAGGAAATACTGCAAAAAGACAGGCTTCCACTAGGATGGGACACTACATGAAGCAGGGCTATCAAATAAAACAACTATAAAAAAATAGTTCTTGACACAAAGGTTAATTTTTAGTATAATATATGTTCTTATATGACTGGCCGAAAATCTACGACAACTCCAAGGGGAGTGTGGTCGAAGTTGTACGAATCTTTCGGATGATTGTTGAAAAACAAGTGCCGAAAAATAAGCATGACCCAATCTATAGATATTCGCAGATAGATTTTTCCGGGATGAGTTTCATGCTACATCCTGATGTCCTTCTCTACCACTCATATAAGTACCGTCATCGTGAAGTTGCACAGTATATAAGTCTGTGTGCTCTACGATCAGCAGCAGATTTTATCGCGACTCAAGACACTACACTTGATATGGTTTTGATGCCGGGACTAAATCCTTTACAAATATTAGACCAAAACAGGCTACTTTTAATAGATAATAATGAACATATACATTTTCGCTATGAAGAAGTCAATCGAAAGGAGATTCACTAATGGCTATTCAATTTAATCAGCACAAAGGTGCTGCACAAAAATCAAGCATCACTAGCTTTCAATATAAAGACGGCGACAATAGTTTTCGACTTGTCGGAGATATTCTTGCTCGATACGTATACTGGATAAAAGGTGAGAATGATAAAAACATTCCCTTGGAGTGTTTATCTTTTGATCGTAACAATGAATCGTTTAACAACAAAGAAAAAGATTGGGTAAGAGAGTATTATCCTGATCTCAAATGTGGCTGGAGCTATGCAACTCAATGTATTGATAATGGTCAAGTCAAAGTTGTAAACCTCAAGAAAAAGTTGTGGGAACAAATCATTACTGCGGCGGAGGATTTAGGAGATCCTACAGATCCAGAAACTGGATGGGATGTTCAATTTAAAAGAGTCAAAACAGGCCCTCTTCCTTACAATGTAGAGTACCAATTACAGGCTCTAAAATGTAAGACTCGTGCTTTGTCTGAAAATGAACTACAACTTATTGAAGACTTGAAGTCTATGGATGAAGTAATGCCTCGTCCAACTCCAGACGCACAAAAAGAACTACTAGATCGTATACGAGATAATGGTTCAGATGAAATTGACGAAACTTTAGAAGATGAGTTTAAAATTGCATGATTTTATTTACAGCGGATTGGCATATAAAACTGGGGCAAAAGAATGTCCCGGTTGAATGGGCGATAAAAAGATACAACGAATTTTTTGATCAAGTCCATAAACAGGCGTCTACCTGTGATATGCATATCATAGGAGGCGACCTGTTTGATCGCATTCCTTCAATGGATGAACTATCTTTATATTTTTCTTTTATAAGAAATGTAAAGAAGCCTACTCTTATCTTTGATGGAAACCATGAAGCTACTCGTAAAAATCGTACATTTTTCTCACAACTAAAACAGGCATCAAGAGATATTAACCCATTAATAAATGTGGTTGATATCTCTTATGTTGATGAAGATTTAGGATTTGGAGTATTACCCTATGCTGACCTTCATAGAAAAGGTAGTATTGAGCATTTTGATACTGGGCAGCCTTTGTTTACTCATGTTCGAGGTGAAATCCCTCCTCATGTAAAACCCGAGGTAGACTTAGACAGATTCAATGATTTTCCTGTAGTATTTGCAGGCGATCTACATGCACATAGTAATACGCAACGAAATATTGTATATCCAGGAAGTCCAATGACAACTTCATTTCATAGACAGGAGGTTGAAACAGGCTATCTACTTATAGACCCTAAAAATTGGTCTTGGAATTGGTGGCCTTTTACATTACCACAGTTAATAAGAAAAACTGTACAAAGTCCAAGTGAAATGGTTCCTACTACCTATCATCATACAATTTATGAGATAGAGGGAGATATACAAGAACTCGCTGCAGTGGAAAACTCAGAGCTTTTGGATAAAAAAGTGGTAAAAAGAAGTACCGAAACAAGTTTAGTTTTAGAAAAAGAAATGACACTTGAAGATGAATTGATAGAGTACTTAACTTATATTTTGCAAATTCCAGAAGAAAAAATATTTAACATTCTAGGAACTTACAATGATTACGCTCAAAAAGCTCAAATGGAGTAATTGTTTTAGTTATGGAGCTGATAATGAGTTGCAGTTAGATGATAATACTGTAACTCAAATTATTGGTACAAACGGTATGGGTAAATCGTCTATACCGTTAATTATTGAAGAGGCTTTATATAATAAAAACTCAAAAGGAATAAAGAAAGCAGATATACCAAACAGGTATGTAAATGACGGGTATGATATTGAACTAGATTTTGAAAAAGATGGCAATAGCTATTCTATTCAAATAAATAGAAAAAGCAGTATCAAAATTCTACTCATGAAAGATGGCGAAGATATTTCTAGCCATACTGCTACGAATACCTATAAAACAATACAAGATATAATAGGTATTGACTTTAAAACTTTTTCACAGCTTGTATATCAAAACACTAACGCAAGCTTGCAGTTTCTTACTGCTACAGATACTAATAGGAAAAAGTTTTTAATTGATTTACTTAGACTAGATGAGTATGTGCAATTATTTGAAGGAAGCCTCAAGAGATTCTTCAAGTAAATTAATAGAAATAACATCAGAAATTAATACAATTGAAAAATGGTTACAAACAAATAATTTGGATGGTATGATAGTGCAAGAGTTACTAAATTTTGAAATTGACACGGAAGATGATGAGAAGTCATTCCGTTCTCTTTCAATAGAACTTGCAAATATTTCTGAAAAAAATAAAAAAATTCTATCAAACAATAAATATAAAGACTTATTAAGTAAAATAAATCTTGACTATATTAATCGTATTGAAATTACCAAGAAAGAATCTTATGATGAATATCAAAAAGAGGTAGGACAACTAGAGGCAGCTAAAAAAGCATCAGAAAGAATGTTAGAAAAACTAGAAAAACTAGGAGATGTATGTCCTACTTGTGAGCAAGAAGTAGATACTGAGTTCAAAAATAATCTTATAACACAAGAAAAAAACATGATAGACTCTTTGAAAGAAAGAAAGAGATCTAATGAAAAAATTATCTACAGAATTAAAAATAATAATGCTCAATTTGATATTAAAGAAAAAGGGAAGAAAGAGTGGGAAGATTTATTTAGAAACATAGATAATTCTTTACCCTCTGAAATTCTTAATGAGGAAGAGTTAAAGTATAAGCTAAATGAAGCCTCAAATAAATTAAAAGCAGCGAAGAAAAAGATAGAAGACATTGTAAAAGAAAATGAGAAAAGAACAAAACAAAATACTCGAATAGAGATAATTCAGTCTCAAACAGATGATTTTATCGAAAAGCTAGAAGCTGCAAAAAAAGTACTAAATGAATATAAAGAGCTAGACTCCAACTTAGAGATACTAAAAAAGGCATTTAGTACAAATGGACTACTTGCATACAAAATAGAAAATTTAGTAAAAGAGTTGGAGCAATTAGCAAATACTTATCTAGCAGAGCTGTCTGATGGCAGATTTACACTAGAGTTTATAGTGTCTAATGATAAGTTAAATGTTCAGATTACAGATAATGAAAATATTGTTGATATACTTGCACTGTCTTCGGGAGAGTTAGCAAGGGTAAATACTGCTACACTAATAGCTATAAGAAAGCTAATGAGTAGTATTTCAAAATCAAAAATAAATATTTTATTTCTTGATGAAGTAATAAATGTCCTAGATGACAGCGGAAGAGAGAAAATGGTGGAAGTATTACTTCAAGAAGATTTAAATACCTATGTAGTATCACATGGGTGGACACATCCTTTATTAGAAAAAATAGAAGTGATAAAACAAGGAAATGTGAGCAAACTAGAATGGTAGATTCAAGAGCGAAAGGAGCTAGAGGTGAGTATCTTGTAAGAGATATGCTACGAGAACATACAGGACATCAGTTTGAGAGAGTTCCTAGCTCTGGAGCACTTGAATACTTAAAAGGAGACTTATATGTGCCTCATGCAAAAAATAAGTATTGCATTGAAGTAAAAAATTATGAGTCTTCTCCACTCTCTGATAAAATGTTTACAGCTCCAAAAACTAATAATTTAATAAAATGGTGGAAAAAGTTAGAACTACAGGCAGAAAGAGGGGATCAAGACCCTTTACTGTTTTTCAAGTATAATCGTTCTCCTGTCTTTGTAGTTACACCAGAGCCGCCCGAAAATACAGATCATTTTATCTATATTCATTTTTTGGCGTGCTCTGTGCTACTTGCAGAAGAGTGGTTGAAAGAAGAAAAAGTGGAGTTTTTAGATGACATTTAATTTTACAGATAAATTAGTAAATGATGGAAACTGCACTCTTGTTGTCGATGCTCTAAATCTTGCTTTTCGTTGGAAACATCAAGGAAGAACAGATTTTAGATATGAATATCAAAGAACTGTAGAATCTTTGGCAAAATCTTATGATTGTAAAAATATAATAATTACAGCGGATTTAGGTTCTTCTGTATATAGAAAGAATATAAATCCTGAGTACAAACAAAATAGAAAAGAAAAGTTTGCAGAACAATCTGAACAAGAGAAAATGGAGTTTGAAGACTTCATAGCAGAATATGAGGCTACTTTAGAGTTACTTCAAGAAGATCATAGATTACTTAGATTCCGAGGAGTAGAGGCAGATGATATAGCTGCTCATCTAGTACGGCATCGAAAAGAGTATGGATTAGAATATATTTGGTTAATTTCTAGTGATAGAGACTGGGATTTGCTAATACAGGAAAATGTAGGCAGATTTTCTTATGTAACTAGAAAAGAGGTAACTTTAAACAACTGGAGTGATCATTATGAAGTTACTCCAGAACAGTACATATCCTTAAAATGTCTCACTGGAGATAAAGGAGATAATGTACCCGGCATACCAGGTATTGGGCCTAAAAGAGCTCTTGGTCTTATAAAAGAGTATGGAGATGCATTAAATATATATGATGCTTGTCCTATTCCTGGTAAATATAAATATATCGAATCATTAAATGAAAACTATAAGCAAATAGCTCAAAACTATGAACTTATGGATTTAATAGCATTTTGCGATGATGCAATAGGGGCTGATAATATATCAGTAATAAGGGGAATAATGAATGCAGCTTAATTATAAGAGAGATAACTATCTATCAGAGTTTAGTATTAAGACTTTGGAAGATAGATATTTAGTAGGAGAAGAAAAATCTCCTCAAGATGCGTTTGCTCGTGCAGCTAAAACTTTTGCGGATGATGATGATCATGCACAAAGATTATATGACTATGCAAGTAAACTATGGTTTATGTTTTCAACTCCAGTTCTTTCTAATGGAGGAACAAAAAGAGGACTACCAATTAGTTGTTTTTTGAATTATGTGGATGATAGTAGAGAAGGAATTACTGACCACTATACAGAAAATGCGTTTCTTTCTTCAGTTGGTGGAGGAGTAGGGGGCTGTTGGAGCGGGGTTCGGAGTGTAGGCTCGAAAACGAGCAATGGCTCCGAAAGTACAGGTGTAATTCCTTTTATGAAAGTTGTGGATGCAGAAATGCTTGCTTTTTCACAAGGCGTAACCCGTCGAGGAAGCTATGCGGCATATCTTGATATGTCACATCCTGAAATTGAGGAGTTTTTAGATGTTAGGAAACCTACTGGTGGAGATATTAATAGGAAGTCTACTAACCTGCATCATGGCGTCGTTATTTCTGATAATTTTATGCAAATTATTGAAAACGCCACGAGAAGCGCTGGTTATGACGATTCTTGGGATCTTATTGATCCTCATAGTGGAAATGTGGTAAAAACCGTAAGTGCAAAAGCACTTTGGGTAAAACTTATTCAAAATCGTGTAGAAACTGGTGAACCCTACATTATGTTTGGTGATACTGTAGACGAAGCTGTACCTGAGTTTCAAAGAAAAATGGGACTCAAAGTACATCAATCAAATCTTTGTTCCGAAATTACACTTCCTACAGACAAAGACCGCACAGCGGTATGTTGCCTGTCCAGTGTAAATTTGGAAGAATATGATGAATGGAAGGACAATGACCAGTTCATACCTGATCTAATTCGTATGCTTGATAATGTACTTGAGTATTTTGTAAATTATGCTCCAGATCAGCTACATCGTGCAAAATATAGTGCTAGCCAAGAGAGAAGTTTAGGTCTCGGAGCGATGGGATTTCACGCATATCTGCAACGTCATAATGTACCATTTGAAAGTGCAATGGCGAAAAGTAGAAATATGCAAATGTTTTCTCG